TATTTGAAATTTGTAACTTATTAAAACTTCCTAAAATAAAAAAAATTGAAAGACAAAAAAGATATAATATTTCAAATTTTTCAATCATAATAGATGTTATTGTTTTTCATGAAGATGATACTTATTCTATATTTGAAATAAAATGTAATAATAAATATCCTGCTAGTCAAGCCACATCGCAAACAAACGCAATAGGCCAGTTATTGTTATATAGTTCTTGTTTAACTGAAATTTATGGAGCACAACCAAGATTGTTTTTAGTAGATCAAAAAATAAATATAAGAACAATGTGTACATTTAGTCAGTATAAATTACCAATAACATTATTAGAATTTCAAAAAGACAAATTATTTGTTCCATATAGGACGTGGTAAGATGGCAAGACCAAAACTTTATACTTCAGTTGAACAAATGGAAAAAGACATTGAAAAGTATTTTGCTGAATGTGATAAAAAAGAAAAACCTTATACAATGAGTGGACTTGCTTATGCTCTTGATATGGATAGAAGAACACTTTTAAATTATTCTAAAGATGAAGAATTTTTTCCCACTATAAAAAAAGCAAAACAAAAAGTAGAACAACAACTTGAAGAAAATCTTTATAGATTAGGGAATAATTCAGGAATAATATTTAATTTAAAAAATAATTTTAATTGGAAAGATAATGTTGAAGTTACTGATAATCGTGAACTTAACAAGGTTGAAGAACTACTTACTAAAATAGAAGATGAGGCAAACAAATGATATTAAGTGATAAGCAAAAAGAATTTATTAGAGAAGCACATCACAGATATAATCTTAAAGTAGGTGCAAGACGTTGTGGTAAGACTTATTTAGATAACTTGTATATGATACCAAAACGAATATTTGAAAGAAAAGGTAAAGATGGTTTGTATTGTATCTTTGGTGTATCTAAAGGAACTATTGAAAGAAACGTGTTGCAACCTTTAAGACAAATATATGGAAAGAACCTAATAGGCACGATTAATTCAAATAACATAGCTAAATTATTTGATGAAGAAGTTTATTGTTTGGGCTGTGAAAAAGTAAATCAAGTTAGCAAGATACAAGGAACTTCAATTAAGTATGCTTATGGTGATGAAGTTGCAAAATGGAATCAGGAAGTATTTGTTATGATACAAGCTTCACTTGATAAAGATTATTCTTGCTTTGATGGGGCATTAAACCCAGAGAATCAAAGTCACTGGTTAAAGAAAGACTTTTTGGATCGTGTAGAAGAAGATAAGTTAGATGTTTACGTTCAACACTACACGATATTTGATAATCCATTTTTAAGTAAAGAGTTTGTTGATAATCTATGTAAAGAATATGCTGGAACAGTTTATTATGATAGATTGATATTAGGGCAATGGAAAAATGCAGAAGGTATTATTTATAGACAATTTGCAGATAATCCTAGTTTATACATAAAAGATGAAGCGAAAGATGAAAATGGTAATGATATTAATTTTATGATAATATCAATTGGAATAGACTATGGTGCAACAAAAGGTGAAACCGAATTTAAGGTAACAGGAATAACCCCATATTTTAAGCAAGTATGGACTTTAGATGAAGAAAAATTGGCAGGATTACATACACCAGAAGAAATGTATGAAGCATTTATAAAGTTTTATGATAGAATTGTAGCACAATATGGAAAAGTAACACATGCCTATGGTGATTATGGTGCATTAGGACAAGTTATTACATTTGGACTGAACAAATACTTGCAACAACATAACAAACCAATACAAGTGCAAGATTGTATCAAAGGTAGAATAGTAGATAGAATAGAACTTGATTGTCATTTGTTTGGGCAAATGAGAAGATTTATATTAAAGAAGTGTAAATATCTTATAGAAGCTTATTCACAAGCTCTATGGGATGAAAAACATGAAGATGAAAGATTAGATGATGGAACAACACCAATAGATGATTTAGATGCAAGTGAATATAGTATGTTTCCATTCTATGATAAATTGATGATGAATATACAAGGTTGATTAAAGGAGTTGATTAAATGAAATTAGAAGATTTTTTACAAAAAGAATATGGATATAATCCAGAAGTTAAAAATGTATTACAAACATACATTGACCAATGGAAAAGTTGGTATGCAGGGAATGTTAAAGATTTCCACAATTATTTTATCTATAATGGTAAGAAAAAAGTGAAACAAAAAAAATTCACAATGAATATGGCAAAAGAAATAAGTGAAGATTGGTCAGATATTTTATGGAGTGAGAAATGTGAAATATCAATGGCTGATGATAAATCACAAGCACAATTTGATGAGTTAATTGATAGTTTAGATTTATATTCACTTATTAACCAATCAATAGAAAAATCAGGAGCATTAGGAACTGAATCGACAGTTGTTAGTGTTTATGATTTAATACAAAATGATGATGGTATGTATTTAGATGTATCAAATGCTAAAACTAGAATTGATTTAGTAGATATTGACTGGATATATCCATTAAGTTGGAACAACAAAGGAATAACTGAATGTGCTTTTGGTAGTGTTGAATTTGTTAAAGGTGTTAGATATGTTGTATTATCAGTTCACAAAATAGGTGATAATGGAAATTATGTAATTTATAATCATTTATTTAGAGATAACAATGGTAATCTAACTGAAATAACAGAACAAGATGATACAATGAAAGTATTTGATACAAAGTCAAATATTAAATGGTTTAGTATATTTAAACCTCTATTAACAAATAATTTATTTAGTAATAGTCCATTTGGAATACCACATTATGCAAATGCTATTGATAATTTAAAAGCTGTTGATATTGCATTTGATAGTTTAAAAAACGAATTAGTAGATGGCAGAAAAAGAACATATGTTAGAGCAGATATGTTTAATTATGATGATGGTCAACAAAAACTTGTATTTGATCCAAATGATACAACAGTTTATCAATTACCTAGTGGAGCAACAAAGGATGATTTAATACAAAGTGATAGTGATGATTTAAGAACTGACAAGCAAATAGACACACTAAATACTGAATTAAACATTTTAGGTAATAAAGTTGGATTTGGTGAAAATCACTACCATTTTGACGGAAAAACATTAAATACTGCAACTGCTGTTGTATCAAGTAATAGCAAACTATTTAGAAGAAAGAAAAAACTAGAAATAGGTTATGAAAGTGCTATTTATGATTTAGTAAGAGCTGTTTGCTATGCTTCAACTGAATTTGGTACTTATAAAATAAATACTGACGATATGGTTATCCAATTTGACGATTCAATAATTGAAGATAAAGAAGCAGAAAGTAATAGAGCATTAAGAGAAGTAAATGCTGGATTGATTAGTAAAATTGAATATCGTGAAAAGATATTTGGAGAAACACCTGAAATTGCAGAACAAGCGATAGCAGATATTGAAGCAAATAACCCAAATGTAGAAGATTTATTAGGAACTAAAAATGAATAAGGAGGTAAATCCTTATGGCAAAACAAATAACAGAAGAACAAATAGATTTAATTGTTGAAAGACTTATAAATCGTGTAGAACAAGCAAATAGTCAATTTTTAATGAATATTGGTTCTTCTATTAAAAAAATAAGAGAATTAACACCAAGTCAAGCACAACAATTAGTGCAAATACTTAAATATGGTGGCAATTATGAAGATATAATTAGAGAAATATCTAAATATACTAACTTAAACATTAAAGATATTGACGAAATATTCTCTAATTATGCAAAAAAAGACCAATTATTCTATAAAAAGTTCTATAAGTATAGAAATATACCTTTTACATCTTTTGAGGCAAATATTCCCCTTAAAATGCAAACTACGGCATTGTCTAATTTAGTAAAAAACGAAATGTATAACTTTACTAGATCAAATGTGCTAGGATATACAATAAAAGACTTAAATGGTAAGACACAATTTCTAGGTTTAAGAGAAACATACAATCGAGTATTAGATGAAGCATTATTGAATGTTGGGCAAGGTAAAGAGAGTTTTGATTCTGCTATGACTAATATATTAAAACAAATAGGTGGTAGCGGATTAAAGACACTTACTTATGAAAGCGGTAGAAATATAAGACTTGATTCAGCAATTCGTATGAATTTAAAATCAAGATTAAGAGAACTACACAATGAAAACCAAAAAATAATTGGTGATGAAATAGGTGCTGATGGTTATGAAATATCAGTTCATGCAAACCCTGCTATTGACCATGCTGAAGTTCAAGGTCGTCAATTTAGTATTGAAGAATATGAAAAACTTAACAATGGTTTAGAAGCAAAGGATTATAAAGGTAGAACTTATACACTAGATCACGATAATAAAAATGGCTATCGTCCAATTAGTGAACTTAACTGTTACCATTACATATTTAGTATTGTTTTGGGTGTAAGTGAACCTGAATATAGTGATAAAGAGTTAAAACAAATAATAGATGATAATAACAAAGGTTTTGAATTAGATGGAAAGCACTATTCTATGTATGATGGTACTCAACTCCAACGCAATCTAGAAAGAAAAATAAGAGAACAAAAAGACATTCAAATACTTGCTAAATCAAGTGGAAATAACGAATTAGTTGGTGAAACACAACAAAAAATAACTCAATTAACACAAAAATATAAAGAATTAAGTGATATAAGTGGTTTACCAACTAAAATGCAAAGACTTCGTGTAAGTGGATATAGGAGAACTAAAATATGAAAATAGCAGTTGATAAAAATAGTATAAGTGTAGTAAAAAAAGATAAAAATGAATATGTCTATTTATTTGAAAATGAAAATTATGAAGAATTATTAAAAACAGGATTACATTGTATGTATTATAAATTATGTAATTTCGTTGATATAAATTTAACTGATTATAATATAGATTGTTTTAAAAAAGCAAAAATTACTGATAAAGATTGGGACAAGTTGCCTGAAAAAGTAAATTATAAAATAGGTATAATAGTACCAAATTATAATTATGAACATACAATAGAAAAATGTTTAAATAGTATATTTAACCAGACATATCAAAACTACGAAATAATATTTGTTGATGATATGAGTACCGATAATAGTGTACAAATAGCAAGTAAAACTTATGGTGACTTTTTAGACAAACAAACTATGGACGAAGATTTTGGAGAATTAAAAATAATACAATTAAAGCAAAAAAGATTAAATGGTGGAGCTAGAAATGAGGCTTATTTACATTTATCAGATGATGTGGATTATATATATTATATAGATAGTGATGACTGGTTATATGATAAATATGCATTAGAAAAGATAAATAACAAACTTCAAAAGAAACCTGATGTTTTATTTGTAGGTATAGCAAAATATAAAAATGACAAGTTATCAGAGAGTTCTACTCCAAAATACAAAGATAAATACGAAGCATTTGAAGGTTGGAGTGGTAGTTGTGGTAAAGTTATTAAAAAAGAATTGGCAACTAGACAAGAATGTTTGTTTCCTGAAGGAACATTAAAAGAAGATAGAACTCAACATAGAAAAATATGTTTTTATATGAATAGTTTCGAATTATTACAAGAACCAATATATGTATGGAATCAACAAAATAATAAATCAATAACAACCATTCGTGAAAAAGTAGTGTGGGGTACATCAACAATAAGGCATTATGCAGATACTATGCAATTTGCATTAAGTGTAAAAGGACAAGATCCTAAAATAGATAAATTAATGAATATAGCTTTAAATAAATGTAAAAAAGAAATGGAAGAAGGTAATGATAGACAATGGTGAAATTAAGTATAATAATACCTTACTACAATACAAGAGAATTAACTTGTAAATTATTAAACAGTTTAAAACCACAAATAACAGAAGAAGTAGAAGTAATAGTTGTAGATGATGGCTGTTATGAAGATAGACTAGAATATTTTGATATATATAAATGGAGTGGTTGGGTAAAATTAATTCAACAGGAAAATAAAGGAGTATCAGGTGCAAGAAACACAGGAATAGATATAGCACAGGGCAAATATATAGCATTTATAGATAGTGATGATATGGTAATGCCTAATTACATAGATGAACTATTAGAACTAATAGAAAATAGGCAAGAAGATATAATTATATTCAATTGGTTAGATATAAATACAAATGATGTGAATGTAAAACCACAAAACTGTGCAGTATGGAAAGCAATATATAAAAAGGAAATATTACCTAGATTTGATGAAACATTAAAAGCAAGAGAAGATTATTATTTTCAAGAAGAATTAAAAAAATCAAATCCTAGTATATATTATCATAATAAAGTATTATATATTTATAATTCAGGTAGAGAAAACAGTTTAACCTGGAAAGATAAAAAAGGAGAATTATAATATGATAGATATAGTTATACCATATTACAATGATAGTGATGAAATATGGAGAAATATAACAAGAAATTATATGACAGAAGAAGGTTCTAATGATAGACAAGTAATAGGAGAAGAACGATATAGAGATTGGGATAATTTTAGATACTTCTTTAGAGGTATAGAAGAAAATTGCAAATGGGTTAATAAAATATTTTTAATAGTAGCTACTGAATCACAAATACCTGATTGGTTAGATACTACAAATCCTAAATTAAGAATTGTATATCATAGAGAATACATACCAGAAGAACTATTACCAACATTTAATCCTATGACTATTGAATTATTTGTAGGGAATATAGAAGATTTATCTGATAATTACATATATATGAATGATGATTATTTCTTTTTAAATCCTACAAAAGCAAGTATGTTTTTTGTAGATAATTATCCAGTATACAAAGACAATAAATTTGAATTAAAAAAACTAGATACAAGTGGAGAAGATGGGACTTTTTATCAGATATTAAATAATGGTATGGATTTACAAACAAAAATATGTGGCGATAAAGCACATTGGTATTCTATATATCACTTACCATTAGCACATAAAAAGAACTTTGAAAAAGAAATAATAGATAAATATTATGAAGAATTTATAAATGCTAATAAATCAAGTAAATTTAGAAACAAAGATAATTTATGTGGGCATATGTTCATATGCTTATATCAAGATTTAGAACCATATTATATTTTTAATAGCTATACAAATAGCAGTTATGTATCAGTTAGGAAAGACACTAACTTTGATGATTATATAGACAAACAAATGGTATGTTTTAATGATACACAATTATTAAAGCAAGAAGATTTTGAAGAAACTAAAAATAGAATGCTAGATTTTTTTAGCAAAAAGTTTCCTAATAGATCATCATATGAAAGAGAGGAGGTGCAATAATGATAAAATGTGAAGTTATTAAAGAATTTACACTTGAAAGATTTGACGAATTAAAAAATATTAAAAGGAAATCAATTGGAACAAACGGAAAATTATATGTAGGTGATATTTTTGAATGTGATAAGGAAATGGTAGATTATTTAATGGGAAATAATAATAATAGTGTAGTTGTTGTTAAAGTAATTGAAATTGAACCTGAAATTAAAATATTATCACAATCGCCTGTTGAACAATTAGAAAAAACAACAAATATTGAGAGTGAAATAACAACTGCTACTTATAAACAACCTAAAAAGAAAAAAAATAAAAAAAAATAATGTCAATTTTGACATTTTTTTATTTTGTGATAAAATTATTATAGAGTTCAGAAGAACAATAGTTGCACACGACACAAATAAGTGGACAAGCCTAACTTAATGGCTTTATAAGAAAAGGAGAAAATGTTATGGAAGATAACAAAGACACTAATGTAGTGGAAGAAACAAAAGTAGAAGAATCTGTAAAAGAAGAAACTACTAAAACTTACACAAAGGAAGATCTTGATAATTCATTTAATGCTGGTGTGAAGAAAGCTAATTCGGATTGGCAAAAGGATGAAAAGTATAAAGAATTTCTAGAGTGGAAAAAAACTAATCAAAATGATAGTGAAAAGATTAGTGAATTAACTGCACAATTAGAACAAGCAACAAAGGAAAATACATTATTAAAAGCAACTAATGAAGTTGCTAAAAGTGATGTTAAACCAGAGTTTTTAAAGTTTGTTACAAGTGAAGTTATGTCATTAGTTAATGAA